AGCAAGATGGCATTGACATATGATGTCAGTTGCGAATCGACACATATGTCATCTCCATAAACGGCACATGGCTGAAAATGACCATCTCGTCCATTATAATGGACAATTTGATCAAACTCGGCCAATGTGTAGAGTAAATTATCCTTAATAAAATCAAGGATAGTTCCCGTATATGGAGTACGACTGTACCTATATTGACAAGCGGCATAAGTCACAACCCCAGCAAACAATATGCATTGGGTTGGAAAGCATAATGCCGAACCCATAGGAGCAAACTTGCTCAATGGAAAAATAGATCCATCGGGTAATATGCAACTATGAGAACGTGCAACTCTCATTGGAATTTGCCAAGAGGGTGGAAACACCTCCTTAACAAGCCGATAAGAGAGGCAGTCAGAGGCGGAAGAAAGATCTATCGTGTCGACTAGTGTTGAAACACTACCAATACGAGCTAGATCCTTATTCCTACCCTGATTCTCAAGCTTAATAAAACTTGAGAACTGACACTTGTCAATAAGCTCTAGCATCACTCTCATAATGCCCTGCTGATAGTACTGTATGACGTTCGGCTCCATACAAATGGAACGCGAAGTCTTCAGGTCCTTCGGCACGAACATTAATCTAGCAACTCTAGAGCTATTAGGTCTATCCTGAATGTCGACGAAGGGTTTTGGGTCCACTTCGTCGAAACTCAAACCATTTTCCTTTCCATAACCATATTTTCCAATATGACCATGGAAAAGGAAACGATCAATCATTCGATCATACGAGAAATCATCAATTTTCCCAATATGACCACGTACTCCACGCTCACTAACAGATCCGGGTCCAAATCTGGGCACGAATTCATCAATGATAAAAGGTGGAAGCACGATTCGAAAGATCTCTCGTAAACATGAGAGGTCCTCGTGTAAGAATGATTGATTGGCAAGTCCGTTCTCGATCTTCATCCAGTTGCGAAAGGCAACTGAATTGAATGCTTCATCAACATACTTCTGCTTCTTCCCGAAGCAAAGAAAAGTATACAGATAAGCAAACAGTTGAGGATCACCAGTACTGAAATATCGATTGTACTCAAAGAACACAGGTGTGTCCTTAAAGTCATCGATCAAATCGCCAATGTATGACGATTGGCCATATAATCTATGCTGTTTAGCAAGATTATGTGCCAGTGCTGAGCAATTGAGCACATAGTTCTTTAAACCAATCTTTTGAAGATCGGAAAGGAACGATCGATAGAGTCTATAAGGCTTCATCGAATGTGCACAATTGAGAGGACTATCAGATAGGAGCGTCAACCAAGATATTATGAAGGCTTTTGAACCCTCATAATTAGGTTGGGAGACACTACACAGCTTGCAGAAGTCGTCATCGATTACAAAACGACGACGGCCGTCCGAGGTTGAAAGAACAACCTCCTGCATTTACTACTTGACCTGAGGACTTCCAAAAAGGAG